TGATATATAGCTCATGGTGGCTCCTGTATTGGTTTGGGTTGATTATAAGGCATTGCTACCGACCTAGGGGTTGCTAGCCTAGGAAGAGGTGCCTTGGTCATCATCAGTGCACGCATCACGTGCAGACAGCCGTTAGGCTGTTTCGACCTGTTAATCTTCTTCTTTGTCGCACTCTTCGCACTCAAAAATTGGCATCGTGTCCAATTCAATATGCCCATTCATGTATGCGCCTAATGCTAGTTCTCTTGCCTCTTCGGCTGAATGCGCCTCGATGGTGCGTGAGGTTGTGAGGGTGATTAGTACTGTGTATTGTGACATTGTGTATCTCCTGTATTGGTCATCATCAGTGCACGCATCACGTGCAGACGCCTTACGGCGTTTCGACCTATTACTTATTATCGCCTGCCCACAATATGGTCTCGAGCTCTTTTAGCTTTTGAATTTGCTCTTCGATCTTATCTTTGATAAACCTGTCGTCGGTGAGGTATTGCTCGTGCTCGCCTAGGTTACTCCAAATGGATCTGATCAGGGTCATGCGTTGCTCATAGCTTAAATTGAATGTCATATTGCCTCCGTTAGTCAATGTTAATCACTCGGCGATCTGCCGTCAATACTAGGTGGTTGCCGAGCTCGTCGGTGCCGATGGCAAACACTGGCACGCCCCTGAACTTACCACCGCGCAGGTGTTGGGCGCGATACGATAGCGACAGGCTACGATCGCTCACGCCGATGTTGGTAAACCCACCGGCTAGCAGGTCATTTAAAAACTCAATGGTCAAAATGCGGTTTTGACTGCCTTTAATCTCAGAATGTTTTGGCATATAGCCTCCGTGTTGGTTGGTCATCATCAGTGCACGCCTAACGTGCAGACCGGATCGCTCCGGTTTCGACCTGTATTACTTAACTTCAACTATCTGCACGTCCACCCATGAGTCGCCGAGTGAACTGGCTAGCTTTTGGGCTAGATCTGCACGACCACACCACCCTTGGATCACATAAGTATCATATGCACCCTCTGAGGCGTATCGCTCGATCTCAGCAATTGAATTAGCTTTGTACTGGGCTTGGTGTGCGTCCATGCCGATGGCTAGGATTGCGTTGCCCTTGGCTACATACTCGGCGATGCTTTTAGGTGTTTCCCAAGAGTAGACTGGCGCCTTGCCTAGTGCATGGTCGACCATGTACTGGGCGTTGACGTCTGTGCAAACTGACGCCCAGTGCAGTGCCTTGGCTTTGCTTTTCTTGGCTACTACGATATGGCTGTAAGTACGGGCAGTGGTACGGGTAAATGTTTGACCTGCAAACTCTACGGCGTATTTGGTTTTGCTCATATTTAAATCTCCTGTTAGTTAGTACTGCCTCGAGCGCCCTATTGCTAAGGCGCTCTGAGCATTACTATCTGTTAACATACGCTGTGTTGGATAACAGCACCGGTTCTGCCGGCTCCCCCTTATAGATCGCGGTTGGGTTTGCGTTTGAGTGGATTAGCCACTGCACTTCCGATACCCTCTATTGTACAGACCTTTCGGATTAAATGTAAATAGAATACCTGACTAAACTGTGGGGGATTGTGGGATATTGTGGGTTGTCAGATTGCCCAACATCTCGCCCACCCTACCGCCCAGCCCTCGCGCCCGCAAAGCCTTTGTGGTGGCACCCCGAGTCCACCATGGCACGATCGCAGACCACTTGATACCTAACCATCAGAAAGTACGATCGTGGCGTGGCGCCCCTTTAAAACGCGCCCAATCCGTCAACTAGGGGAAACCCTAACAGCCAGCTAAGTTAGTTGGCACTTACTAACTTAGCACTCAGGCACATCGAGTGCTAATAATGGGGACAGAGTGGGCGCTCGGCTCGGACTGCCATGTTAGTAAGTACTTACTAACCTAGATGTTAGTACTCACTAACCTATGCGCTACTTGGCAGGGGGGCGCGGTGCCACGATGTTAGTAAGCGCTCACTTACATCGGCGCGCTCGAGCTGTGCACCAGATTGGTGCACGCGCACCAAGGCGGTGAATTTGTGCACCATTTTGGTGCACGGGGGGCTTTTTTATATTGCGATGCACCAATTTGGGTCCCGTGACGGGGCGGCGGCCCGGGGGCCCCACAGACCCCAAGCTCGTTCCATTCCCCACAAAAACCGACTTTCTAAATTTTTTTTTGTAAAATTTGTATAGTAAATTTCACAATGTGAAACGAAATGCGCTAAGTCCTTGATGTTCGACGGGGATGCGGGGGTTGCGGGGGTTACTTTATTATTTTTATTATTTTTAAAAAATAAAAAATAAAGATAGAGGGAAACCTGGAATATACCCCCGCAAGTGCCGCAAGTGCCGCGCTTCTGCGAGCAAAATTGATAGTTAAAAACTATTGGGGCTATAATAATCAAATGTTTGCATTAGTAGATGTATGAACGAATATGTTTATCAGATCCAGGGTGCCCTAGAAGATTCCAATGGAAGACTTAGGGGGTTCCGTGTCTTAGTCTGTGATCTGAACTACTTTGACTCTGCCGACGCGCCAGTTGAAATATTGGACAAAGAGACGGCTAGGTACATCGAGTTTCGTTTAAAGGTCTGCGAGCACCTGGACATTAACCGGCTGCCCGTAGAGATCCAAAACAAAATTAGGACGCCGTTAGGGCGTTGGTTGGACCTGTGGGTCCTAGATAATTTTTATGGCCATACTAGCAAATCAAAAAGTCCTGACCCTGGACTATTGGAAACCGGCAAACAAAATCCAGCCGGGTGACTACCTGTTTGACCGGAATGGTAAGCCGGTGCGGGTAAAGTTGGTACAGGAATACTTCTCAGACGACTGCTACGAGGTCATGTTAAATGACTACTTGACAATTTCTGGCGACAAGCGCCTAGAATTTTTAGTGGAAAACTTTAAATATAGGGACAGAGTCATACAATACAAAGGGTACCACCCCTTTAGGCGGCCACTAAAGCCGATGAATGTGGAGACGTTGCTAGATGGCGACCTGAAAGACGATACAAATTGTAAGATCTACTCGATCCCTACCACAAAACCCATCGAGTTACCCCACCAGACCCTACCAGTCCCACCGTTTGTGTTTGGATTTTGGTTTATAAACCGCAAACCTAGCGGATTTTTTACGACAACCCCGTCAACACAAGAAGAAGTAGAGCGCCAGCTCAAAGAATTTGGGTACAAGGTCAAGATTCGCAAGACAATACACAACGGCTGGCGTCAGTTTACCATATCGCCGACCATAGAGTCACAATTAGCACCTAGTATCCCAACAAAAATACCGGCAAACTACCTGCTTGCGGACAAAGAACAGCGAATTGAGCTGCTGCGTGGCATTTTGTTTGCAAAACCGCGCCAATATTCGCCGCGTAGGGACCTGTTTAGGTTCTCTACCACACATTACGGCACGGCGCTGTCAATTCAGGGCCTTGTTGAGTCGCTAGGTGGCAAGACTAACCTCGCGTTTACAGAAAAAAATAGTACCTACACGCTAACCTTTAAAACCAGGCTAAAGTTGGTACCTAATCAGGTATCTAAGCCGATAAAGATACACCAGGCGCGTAGGTATATTGAAAAAATTACAAAGATCCAGCCACAGACCTGTGTTCACATCGAGACAGACGGGCCGGATAACAGCTATCTCGTAGGAGAGGGTTTTATTTCATGTCGTTAACACCAAAACAGGAACTTGAATTAAAGAAGTTCGCACAAGCACGCACGCACTGGCCTAAGGACCAGCTCGAGGCCGCCGTTTGGCAGGTCAAGTGGCACCTACAGGCACTGCCGCACCAACGGGAGCCAGACGATGGCGAATATGATACGTTTCTTATGCTTGCCGGCCGCGGGTCTGGTAAGACGCACACTGCTAGCCATTGGATTGGTATCCGCGCTTGGCTGTATGACAACACCCGCTGGCTCGTCACCGCCCCCACCTCAAACGATATACGTGCAACTTGTTTCGAGGGGGACTCTGGACTTCTCAATATCATTCCCCCGTCACTTATTCGAGACTACAACAAGTCCCTGTTTGAAATCACCCTTACAAATGGATCTCTTATACAGGGGATACCAGCCTCGGAGCCTGAGCGCTACCGAGGTAAGCAATATCACGGCGCCTGGTTTGACGAGCTGTGTGCATTTGATTACATCGACGATGCCTACGATGGCGTACAGTTTACGCTCCGCTTACGGGACCCACGCATCCCCCGAGTGCAGCAGATTATTACCACCACACCCAAGCCAAAAGAATTAATTGTAGACCTAAACGAGGGTAAAGTAGGCGGCGACGTGTACGTGTCAAACGCCTCGTCTTATGACAACAGAGCCAACCTCTCAGAGACGTTCTTCAAACAGCTTGAGACTTACGACGGCACTGACATTGGCCGCCAAGAGATCTATGGCGAGATCCTTGACCCGGAGCAGTCCGGCATCATCAAGCGCAAACAGTTCCGCCTGTGGCCGGCCAACAAGCCGACTCCAACGCTGGAGTATGTCATTGCGTCGTATGATCCGGCGACTTCTGAGAAGACAATGAACGACCCGACCGCCTGCACCATCTGGGGCGTGTTTGAGCAAATAGACTCTGGGACGGCAATTATTTTATTGGACGCCTGGGATGAGCACCTGTCCTACCCGGAGCTACGTAGGAAGGTAATCAACGACTTCAAGGAGGTCGTCTACGGCGCCGATAATGACTTTGGCAAGGGCCGAAAGGCGGACCTGATCCTGATGGAAGACAAGTCGGCGGGTATCTCGCTGATCCAGGAGCTCCAGGGCGCCGGTGTCCCTGTCAGGGGGTACAATCCTGGCCGCGCCGATAAGGTACAACGATTAAACATTGTCGCACCACTGGTGTCTAAGGGCAAGGTTTGGATACCAGAGGAACCACAACGCAAGGGAGAATATGCAGACTGGGCAAAACGTTTTCTGCGTCAAGTATGTTCATTTCCAGAGGCTGGAGGACACGACGACTACGTCGACTCCCTCTCGCAAGCGCTGCGTGTTCTACGTGATTCTGGATGGATCCAACTCGACCCGCTACCAGCTCGAGACTATAGTTACGTGGACGACGACATGAGCAAGCGATTTGCCAACCCCTACGCCCAGTAGGGCGGATCCCCTAAGTTTTGTGCATTAGTATAAATAGGAATAACTACCCGCTCAAAATGAACTTTCTAAAGACCCC